TTATTTCTCCGTCAGGGCAGGTACGGGTTTTCCTCGCGCTTCCGGCCGCAGCCCGCTTTGCTCCTGCCACGCGGAATCGAGCGCGATCCCGTCATTCGTGAGCTTCACGGAACCGAACAAGGAGGCGCGGTACGCCCCGTAGGTGTCGCTGAGGACGGCCGCTTCGAGCTTTTGATCTTCGGAAAGCGAGACGCCGGTTTCGCGCAGATAGCTCCGCACGCCGGCATACGCCTCGTATCCGGCAGCATCGAACGTGTTGGATTTCTCAATCACGCGCTTCATGAGGCCGATTGTCATTTCCTCCACTTCGGCCATGTTCGGGTTCTTGGCGTGGGAAAGGTACTCAAAAACCTTGATTAGATTCGCCTTGAAGGTATCGTAATCAAAGCTGCTGTTGTACTCTTTCAGGATGCGTTTCGCCAGCGTACCGACGTATCCCTCCTTGACCTTGTGGCCCGCAGTAAGTTTCACCTGATCCTCCGCAAGGTCGAGCGCCCGGCGCAGCTTTTCGTTGCCGGCACGCAGCTCGTTCACGTCCACCGGGGAGGTGTCTTTGAGGGAGAAGCGGAGGTTGCTATTTTCGTCTGCTTCGGATATACTGTTAAAAGAAGCAGATTCAATGAGCTGTTGCCTGCCGCTTTTAGTAGCGGCCGCACTGCGGTCTTGGTCTGCTTTTGCTATTACATCCAAATCAAACCCGCCCCCATCCGGCATGAGGATGCGCACGCAGTGCGGCTTGTTCCGGTTGGTTCTCTGAACAACGACCGCTTCGTTCCCGCGCTTCCCATTCAGAACGACCGGCGCGGCAATCGTGAAACTTTCCACGCTGTTGCGTCCCTTGTGTTCCGTATGATGTTCAACAAATACACCTCGTTTCACGACGGCGGGCGCAGCTTTTGCCGCTGCAAACTCGGCATCATCCTTGATATAGTGCACCAGCTCGCTTAACGCGCTTTCGTCGAAGGAAACTTTACCGAACCCCTGCCGCTCCACGCTGTATTTCAGGGAGCCATAGAACGCTTGCAGCCCCTTGCGTATGAGCGTCCTGTCCGGTTTGCCGTTCTTGCGTGGCCTGATGCCGCTTTCAATCGTTGCGGCCGGACTAATCTTGTTCAGCTCGTCCTGATGCGCGGCTATCTGCTGCTTAATGCTGACGCTGCGCTCATCCTTTGCAGAGAAGCGGAGGTTGCTGATCTTGCGCTGTTCTTTCTTCAAAGCCTCCTGCTTTGCGTACCGCTGTTCCGCATTCAGGAATCCGTCCGGCACATACTTCAAAAATTCTCCGTCCGCAGGGTTGATATTTGCGAATAAATCGCGTAGACTGATTGTAGAAGCAGGGGGAGATACGGAAAGAACGCCAGTATTTTGCTGGAAACGTTGGGCCGTAACCGGGATCCCTGTTTCTATTTTATTTAGGGTTATGGCGACATATAATTGGTTCTCCTGCTCTCGATACTCCTTTATCTCGAACTGTACGGGTACAACCCCGCCATCCTCGTAACCAGATACAAGGACATAGGTTCTTTCAAGCAAAGGATCTGCACGGCGCGTTCCGGCATATTTATCCGGATGAATTTCAATTGGTATAGCGTTTTCAACGATTTCATCAAAGGATGCAAGCATTTTGCCGAAGTCGGCAAAACGTGCACCGCGTTCATTTTCTTCGTGGATGCTCTTATCAATGCCACGCCCAGAAAACGCAAACTCAATTTTCGCTGACGGATTTTCGTACCGTTTATCATTGATACCGAACTTCTCATACAGGGTTTTCACATACTGCCGTGCATCCCTGCGGGTAGCGTTTTCCAACCGAGCTACCTCTGCGCGGGTCAGCTTGGATGCATCCACATCGTATGTTGCTACACTCAGCTCTGCATTTTTGAGCTCCTCGTAACGCTCGGCTTCCGTCATGTTGTCGCGGATGGAGAAGCGTGCTCCGCCGCCGTCTTTTGCATTTTTCTGCACGTTTTCGCGTATACTGGGATTGACAGAGTTATTCTTATATGTTACTCTGCCATTAAGCCCATACTTGGCGCTCGAAGGCAATTGGAGCTTATAGAGTTTAAGCCAAGTTTGGGTTCTATTTTTATTCGGATCCACAAACAGGACCAAGCTCTCATCTAGCAACTTTTGCGGGCTAGTATCCTTTCCGTATGCGCTCGCAATCTTTATAACCTCCATATTCAGGCGGTAATCCTTTGTAGGTTCAAGCTCAAGAGCAACCAATACTGGCGCACCGTCAGCATCGGCCAGCTCACCAAACATGGTTATCCTGCCCGGAACAGTTTTCGACTCCATCACGATGATCGGGTTCTCAATCACAGAGGGAACCCGCTTGATAATCTCATCCGACATGGCGGGATGGTCCTGCTTAACCTTGATGATCTTGGAAGCGTCCCATACGATTTCCTGGTTTTTCACTCCCACATAGCGCAGCGTTTGCGAGGTTTTACCTACAAAGAAACGCGTATTTGCGTTCTTCCCATCCCATGCGTCATATTGCGCCTGAAAAGCCGGATTAACGCTGTACTTTGCGTTCGCTACAGACGTATTTCTTTTTCCGCTCGTCCCCTCTGGTGCAGCATCAAACAGCTCTCCTTCGCCGGAATTTTCCGGTGCACTGTTGCGTATACTGGGATTGACAGAGGTACCGCTTTGTGGTATGTTGTCAATAGCAGATATATCACTTCTACGGTTACCCACCAAGGGCGACTGTACGATATGTCTGCTTCTTTTTTGCTGAATATTCGTTCTTTGTAGGTTTACGATATCGTACAGCAGCATATCGCCGTTAGCGGTTGTGCCCACGATAACATCGGCAGAATAATCCGTCGTGCCAATACGAAGCAGCACGCCACCTCTTGCAAAGTCTTTAATATTGTCTTTTCTGGCATGCTTCAGCCCTTCGTTGATATATCCGTGTGAAGCTAAAATAATTTCATCCACATTGCTGGATGCTCTGAACTTATCCGCATAGGCGCTTTTATCGTTGCGGCCTAACCATTTTGTGTACTCAGAATAAGTGAACTCACGCCTTGTTTGGCTATTGATTTTTATTGTATCGCTGCCAACTCGCACACCATTTGGGAATCGTCGGGCTAAAGTTTGCTTTACAGTATCAATCCATTTGGTTTGAGGGACGGTTTTAAGAATGTCTTCATCCACGACCACAAACGGCCGGTTGTTCACATCGTACTTGATGGAGAAGCGTTCCCCGCCCGTGGAAGCCTCGCCGCGCCGGGCCGGCACCCCTTCCAGCGCCACGTCAAACAGCTCCCCGATGGCGGAAAGCATCTCCGTATCCTCGCGGATGGAGCGCATCTGCTTCCAGCTCGCTCCCCCTTCGAGCGTGCGGAGCGTTTCGTTGACAAAGCTCACGAAATCCGCAATGAAGTCGCGGATGCGTTCGGCAAGCGTCCTGTCCATGCTCACGAGCTTCTTCACGTATGCCTCGTCATTCAGGATCGCTGGGAGCGTGTTCGCAACTACTTCCTCCCGCGCAAGCTGCTCGGAATAGCCGAACTGTTCCATCTGGTAGCGGATGAGCGCGTTTACGTCCTCGCCGCGTTCCTCCAATGCGCCAAGCACGACGGTTTCCAACGTGGAATACCCTTCCGCGTTGTACTCCTGCACATAATGTACAAGCTCATGCATGCCGACAGCGAGGTATGCTTCGCCGACCGCGTTCAGGTTGATGTGAATGCGGCCTGTTTCCCGGTTGAACATGGCGTTGGCGTCGGAGCTGTTTATCATTTCGCCGTTTTCGTCGTAATAAAGCCCGTCGTCCACCACGATCTCAACGCCGTATTTCTTCCCAATCGCATCCAGCACGCGGAGCTGCGCACGCTGCTTACGGGACAGCTTGCCGTCCGTGATCCGGTTCACGCCCGGCTGGAAGGACTGGGACGCAGGGTCGAGCGCTTCCGCGCGCTTGCGCGCAAGTTCAAGCTCGGTGCGCTCTGCGTCTGCTCTTGCGTGAAGCTCGGCATTGTGGGCAGCGTTGGCCGTTGCGGCCTGCTGCCGGGCAGCATAAACGTTGTGTCCGGCATTGTACGCGCCCGCAAGCTGCTCCTGCGTAAGCTCGGCGCCGAAGAACGAACTGCCGCCCTTGATCTGCTGCAACGTGCTTCCCTGCGCGGCGAGGCCGTATACGGAATGGAACCCCGTGACGTAATCCACGGCGTCTACGCTGCCGTCGTAATATGCGGCCATGGCCTGCGCCTCGCGCGCGTCCATCGTGATCGGCCTGTCTCCAATCCGGACGGAAACGGCCCCGTCCTCGTCCGCATACACCTCGGATATGACGCTTTCCGAGCCGCGCAGGAGGCTGTGGGATAGCTTTTCAGCCGCTTCCTGCGGCGCGACAGCTTTCAACGCGCCGGGAACCTCGCTGTCGCTTGTTGCAACGCTGGTCTGCGCCGTTTTCGCCGTGTCGGTAGGAATATCCCCTACGTTGGAAGCCGCGCCCTCCACAGGGCGGATTTGAGCCGCTTCCGAAACGGCGTTGTTTGCCACTGCGGTTTGAGCTGCCTGCGGCGCATCGGTCTGAATGTCCGCATCCATCTGTGCGCCCGCCATCTCATACGCGGCTTGGCGCAAATCAGGTGTGCTTTCCGCGCTCTGCTGCTGTGCGGCAGGGGCGGTCAATGTAGAAAGGTCGCCGCCCTCTTGCGCATAAGCCGCCATGAGGTGGCCAATGGACGTGTTGTTTCTTCGCATGCTTCCGTCGCTCATCTGCTGCGCCAGCTCGTGCGCGGAACTGCGTTCAGGCATGGAGAGCGCGGCCTGAATCAGCGCATCTGTGCTGATGTTGCCGTTATTCCTGCCAATCGACGTGGCGCGCACGTTTCCGGCTATCTGTCCCACGGTACCGAGCGTGCCGCCGGACAGCGCGCCGCCTGCTCCTGCAAGAAGCACGTTCAAAAAGCTATCAAGCGATGCTTTTCTCTCCGCTTCCTCTCGGCTCATGCCGCCCGCAACGTATGCCTTTACGGCGAGGTTGTAGTTGGACAAATCGCCCATGACCGCCTCGTCCGCAATGATATTCGCAATCTCGGTCGCAACTTCTTCCGACGCTTCAATCCCAGCCTGTTTGAGCACGTTCTTCAGGAACGAACCCCTTGTGCCGGGGGTGGAGAGCTTGATGAAGCTATCGAGACTTATTTTCTCAAACAGGACTTCCGCGATGCCCGCCAACGCGCCGACTTGAAGCGCTTGTTTCTGAGATGCGCCGCGCTGGAATGCATCGCGCGTTGCATCGCCAGCGGAGCCAAGGCCCATTGTGCCGAGGGTTGCCGCCTGCCCGACAGATCCAAGGCCGCCTGTTGCCGCATTGAGCGTAAGAAAACCCGCAATGGACATGCCGGTCTGGTACAGGAAATTGCCGGCCTCTCCCATATTTTCCGAAGCGTTCGCGCGCTGTGCCTGCTGCATTGCGCCGGGCATGAAATAATTGGCGTTATAATCTACATACTTCCCTTGGATCGAATCCGCCGCCGCGCCAAGCGCGCCTGCAACCTTGAACGGAGTAAGCAGAACAGATTCAACGGAATTTAATATCTTTCCGCCCGTTGTCCTGCCCTGCTCGGCTACGGATTGCTGCATCGCGCCCATACTCCGCGCGTTCAGCTTCGGCATAAGGGCTTCCACATACTGCATCGCTCCCTCTTCGCCCTTTGTGACCGCAAGGTAATTAAAGGTTTCCCGTTCCTTGTCGGTCGCATAGTCGCGCATGAGCGACGATTTTACATCCCGGTGGTTGAAATGCTGCATCGGGTCGAGGTAATAAGTTCCGTTTACCGCATCCAACATGTTGCGCAGATCGGAAGAGCCATTTTCCGCCGCTATATCCAGCGAACGTTTCTGAACTTGGAAACTCTCTGCCTCATATGCTGCCGCGGTCTGTCCGCCTTTGGCCTCGTATAAGTCGCGCTCCATCTGCCCCGCCCGCGCTTGCTTCTCATCATAATCACTTATATATTTTTGAAGTGCCTTGGCTCCGCTGTTGGCGGTGGTGTCTCCATACGAAGCAAACTGAATTTTTGTGCGGTTATAGCGCTGCCTATCCGCGTCAAGCGCTTCATTCAGCGCGTCCAGCTCCACCTGCAAAGCGTTCGTATCCACTCGGCTCAGGTATTCCCCACGGAGCATCGCATCCGAATACGGAGTGAAGTCGCTGCCCGCGCCGCTCCTGTGGATCGCGGCCTCGGCGAGCGATGCGGGGACGTAGGTGTTTTGATACCGCTGCGCGTATTGCCGGCTTCGCTCCCTGTCAAGGATTTGTTGCCCAAACTGCGCTGGAATATAGGTGTTGCGTGCATCTCTTTTAAGCGCCGCATATCGTTCCTGGCCGAGCAGATTTGCAAGTTCCTTCCGCGCCCCGGAGTATTGTTCTTCGTTGGACGTAAAGAGTTCCAGCCGCTCCTCCGGCCGCATCGAGTTTACCAGGTTCTCGTATTTATCAGCGGCCGCAGCGCGTGCGCGGGCAGCAAACTGCTGGTTCTCCGCCTGGATGCGCTTTTCCCGGTACGCAAGATACTCATCCGCGCTGGAAAACGAGCGATTCTCCACGCTTTTTCGTGCTGTCTGCGTCTTTGAACCGCTTCCTTCCTGCCGCCGCTTCCGTTCTTTCAGGTACTCATCCGCCGTAATCATGTTCGCCATCGTTTTTCCTCTTATTCAATGGAATACGCCACGTTGATAAGAGCGCGCTTCGCCGAGTTTGGAATATCATCTTTGATTAGCCCGCTGTTGATAATGCGTTGTGCCTCCGCCTTCGCCGCCGCAGCACCCTCCGTGCCCGCGATCTGGCTCACCACGCGCACAGCGTCCTTGAGGCTCATGCCGGGCTGCTCCTCTTTTTTCTTGGAAGAACCGCTTGATTTCTTGCCGCTTCCGCTGCTTACAACCTGTGCCGCCGCAGCGCGGGCAAGCGCGTCCTGATGCGCCTGATATTCGCGGTCATACAGGTTGTAATACTTGTTCCCGTAGTAATCGCGGTTCGTGTAGTAATCGCTCACGGTATCCCGGTAGCGGCCGTAATCGGTATCGTCAAGGCCGCGCAGCGTATTGAGGTTCGCGTTCAGGCGGTCGCCCTCGCCGAGGTACATCTGATACGCCGCGTCGCGCAGGGCGGGGATGGAATCGTTCACGCCCTGCAAATAGCCTTGGAATGTCTGCTGGCCCACCGTTTGGGCGTAGCTGTTGCCATACCCGCCGGAAAGCGCCGCCGCGTTGCCCATCGCATCCATCATGGCGAGCTGGCCTTGCTGGGTATAGCGGTCGCGCATCTGCTGGTAAAGCGGGTCAGCGTTGAAGTCGTACTGGAATTCCCCGCGGTTCATGATCTGGTTGAGCAGGCCGTCGATCTGCTCCGTGTATTTGCTTTGATATGCGCTGGGCCGCGCTGCCTCCGCGCTCTGCCACTCGTTGTAAGCGGCGCTCGAGGATGGGCGATAAGGCGATCCGCTGCTGTACGAATAGGAGGATCCTCCGATTGGGCTAGACCACATGTTGTTCGCATTGCGCCCCGTGAGCGCGGCGTAAGTCTTTTCCCCAGCGATGCCGTCCACAGTAAGGCCTGATTTCGCCTGGTAATCCCGGACTGCCGCCTGCGTCTTCGCGCCAAACACGCCGTCCACGTTGAGGTTATACCCGTTTTGGTTGAGCAGCTCTTGCAGGGTGGTTACGTCGCTTCCCTTGCTGCCCTTCTTCAAATTCGTAACGCTTGCCATAGGAAAACCCCTTTCTTAATTCGGTGTAACAGGAACCACCGTGAGCGTTTCGGATGCGGTTCCGCCGTCGTGTATGGAGAGTTCGCACAGCTTGAGGCTGCCGTCCAGCGCAACGCCGAGCAAGTAGAGCTTCCCGGAGGCGTAATTCTCCTTTACGAGGTTTGACGCAGTCACGCTCAGGCCGGGAATTTCGCCGGAATAGCCGCCGATATTCACCTTTGCCGCGCCGATCTTCTCGCTTTCGGTGGAGGCGTTGACCGACGCAATGATGCTTGCGCGCTTAACGTCGCCCAGCGCGGAGAGGCTGAGGCGGAGCATGGAGAGCTCGGCGCGCAGGCGCTCGATTTCCTCGCTCTTGTCCACGCTTTCCACGAATTCGCCGGAAAGGTTCTCGTCGTCGAGGTTCATCAGCGTGTATTTCAGCTGCTCCGTGAGCTGATAAAGGTACTCCTTTACGATTTTCAGCTCCTTCTTTATGTCCGCAATGCTGCCGCTCGTATTGATGTCAATGTTCGGCAGATTGAAGTTGATCAGCCCCATTACAATTCACTCCCCTTTTCAATGATCTTGGATATGGAGAATATCCGGCACCCGCCCGTGCCGGAGACCCGTAGCCGCATCGTGTCGCACCGGCGCGGGATGATCGGAATGGAGAAGGAGCGCTTATTTGTAACGCTGAACCGAGCCTTTTCCTCCCACGCGCCGAAGCCGTCGCATTTGAGCTCCACACGCACGGAAGCGCCCGCATCAACCTCCATCCGGACTTGCAGCTTGGAAACGTACTTGTTGTTCGGGTCGGAGCGGCCGATGTCCCCGGTTTCGCAGAACCACGAGAGGCGCCCCTCCAAGGCCGCAACAGCCGAATCCGCATATTCCGTCAAATCGCCGCTTACGCAATATAGGCCGTTGTCCGCGCCGTTGATGAAATAGAGGTCGTCGCCAAGCGCGGCAAAATACACGGCATTTGCGCCGTCCTCCTTGTGCCAAAGCCCTTTTGCAGTGTCGTATACCATAAGCGCATGATCGCCCGCTTCCGTTTCCATGCAGACGTAATATTTCGCGCCGTATACGCCCGCAACCGCGTTTTTGTAGCGCTCCTGCCCGAACGCGGTGGATATGGCTTCCGGGAGCGCGGAGGCCATGGCGCAAATGCCGTTGCGCGCCTTGTAATAGAGCACCTCGTTCGCTACGACGAGGCTCGCCCCGCTGCCGGCTTCCACGCCGCGCGCGGCGAGGTCGCTCAGCTGGTAATTGCTTGGCTTCGTGCCGTATATCTTGTGGATGATGTCCTCCTTAAAGAACATCACATATCCGTTGTGCTTGCAGCAGCCGGTGAAATCGCCCGGCGAGCCCACGGTCTGCGTGTAGCTGTCGGTCGAAATCCCAAGGAAGGAATGCCAATTCTTCGGGTCGCCTTGCTTGCAGGCGTATATCTCGTGGTTCGCGGAAGAACAGCCCCACAGCCGGTTTTCGCTTTCGGTCACAAAATCGAGATCAGGAACCGTGCGCTTCACCGTAACAGCCGCCGTCTGCGTCGCCGCCGCGTCGAGGATAGCGTTTATGATAATGTGGTCGTCGCCTGCGCCGTAAAGGATGAAGTCGCCGTTGAGGGCGGCGTTCTCCATGCCGGAAATCGTAACGCCGTCGTATGCGGAGAGCCCTGCGCCGATCCCGGTTGCCGCGATCTTTACATACGTGGTGGGGACGCTCACCCACATGCTGTTCGCGGCGGAATACTGTTTGAGCACGTGTGGGGATGCGCTCGTATCAAGCCAGAGCTGGCTGTCGGTGGGGTTCTCCGGCGCGCTGTCCGCGCCCGTAACGCCAGTGTATGCGCTCCCGTCCTGCTTGCAGAGCGCCGCCGTTACCGTGCCGGTGCTGACAGCCGTCGCTTCGAGGCTCCCAAACTCGCCCGTGTACGTGTTGTAATAGACCTTGTCGGGCCACACGATGATGTACGCGCCCATTGCGGCAAACCGCTTCTTGCTGTCCGTAACGGTTCCGACGCGCGCGCCGTCATAGTACAAGTCCGTTCCATCCACCCAGCACAGCTTCGTATGCGCGAACAGGCCGTTCGGCTTCGCAAAGGCGCGCAGCTTCCCGCGCGGCCTGCGCGGGGATAGCACGGGGGCGAGGTCGGACGACATGTTTTTCATGTCGTAGAACTCGCCCGCTGCAATGCTCAAGTTGTGGTTGTAGCCCCCAAACGCGGTCACAAGCTCGCGGCTAGTATCTATGCTGTTCAGGATTGGGAACTGCGGCATGGCTAAATCCTCACATAGTTTTTTTGCAGCGGCATGTGCGTGCGGTTGAACCAGTTCGCAAACTCCGCGTATGCCACGAGGAACATCGTCACGCTGTTGTTGTAGCGCGGGATCTCCGAATTGTGGAAGTCCACCTGTGCGGAAAGATATTTCAGGTAAATATCCGTGTACGGGTCGGGCGCGAGAAGTTCCGCGTCCATATCCGCTTCCGGGTCATACGGCGCAAAGGCAGCATCGGCGGTATCCTCATGAGTGAGCAGCAGATCGTTGTGAATCTGCCCATCAAGGTTTGAGAGCCACCGCGTAAGCGTGGCATCATCGTATTGGCACGGCTTCACGTGCTGTAACTGCGTTATGGCTTCTCGAACCGTCATATAATTTCCTCCGAATCGTGCCGCCCGCCGGGATTGAACCGGCCCTGCGTCCACACGGGGCGGCAAGGTGGGGGCGCGCATCGCCCCCTCAAAGTTAAAAGTCGGAGCTTTCGGTCAAGCTCTCAATAAGCCGTGCGGTTTCTTCGTCCTGCGTCGCGGAGTTTTCGATCACAGCCGCGACGAAGGCCGGAACCTCAACCACTTCACCACGAGGGATGAAATAGTTGTGGTTGTTGACGTTCACATACAGCCCTTTCCCGCTTCTCTTGTCCCTGCGCAGCTTGACCTTAACCTTGCGCCAAGGGTCATTTTCAGGGGTTCGTGCGGCGCCGGTTACACCATCAGAAGCAGGGGAAGTGATTACCGCACTCTCGTTTTCCTGAACATCAGGAACATGATTCTTGCTCGTAGACATGGTTCATCCTCCTTAGTTGGACTTCGCGTTGGGGTTGGTGGCGCAGGCGTGCTCGATGCGAACCATGTATTCCTCAACCAGGCGCTCGGCAACCTTGAGGGCCTTCCAGCCAGTAGAAGCACGCTGGTTCAGGGGGTCAGCCGTACCGGCGGAACCGAGCTGCTTTACGATGTGCTGTAAACCACCGCCCTGCACATCGGTCACGCCGTAGGCGTTGGCTGCGATGAGCATGGTGCAGTATACGGAGATACCGCCCGCGCCTGCCTCGCCGATGATCTTAGCCTCCGTGGTCTGGACAAAGCGCACGCCGCCGAGCTGGCCGATCTCACCGCGATAGATGTTCTCGGGCGTGGCGTACTTGTGGACATCCACCCACTTATCGGAGAGCATCAGGTCGCAAGCCACGTTGGGATGCACGATAGCCACAAAGCTGTCATGGATGGGGATCGCGTTCATCTCACGCAGCTTGGCCGCTGCTTTGAAGATGAGGTCAACGGTGAGCAGGCAGTCCGCCGCAATGGTGGCGCGGGTCAGGATCTCCGTACCGTCCGCCTTGGGCGCGTACATCACGTTGGTGCCCGCCGTGATGATCTCACGGGTCACGGTGTCGAGCGTGCGGCCCGCCTGAGAACCGAGCAGCTTGGTCGCCTGCTCAAGGTTGCGGTCGATGGCGGTCAGCTCAAGCACGTCGGAAATGGTGATGTAATCGCCGTACTGATCGACGGTGGCCTCAACGGTCGTGACGTCCAGCTTGTTGCCGTTGGGGGTAACGCCTTCGGTCAGCTTCGTCATGGCCTTGTCGAGCGGGCTGTACTTGCGGAACTCAATCGTTTTGCCGCCGTGCTTGGGGATGGGGTACTTGTCCCCGAACTGGTCGTGTACAAGGTTCGGTTCGGCATGGTCGATCAACCGATCCTCGTAGTAGACCTTCATCTCCGGGGAAAGGTCGTTGCCGGTGCTGTTGAGCAACGTGGTCTGCGTCGCAAAAAGGCGCAGGTTCAGGTCGAGGTTGATTGCGTACATAAAATCTCCTTTCTGCAAGGAGAACAACTTAAAATTCGATTCGTTCTCCCCGCATGACGCGCCGCGAGATCTCCTCGCGGTCTTTCTTCGTAAGCGAGCTCACGTCTTTCTTCGTGATAATCGCCGCTGCGTTTCCGCCGCCGTTTTCGGCGGGGCGCATTCCCCGCGCGCGGATGTCGTCGACGGTCTTTTTCTGGATCGCCTGCGCGGTATACTGCATCGCGCCGCCGATAATATCATCCTTGTGGATCACTTCATAAGCCGTCCTGACGTCAACGCCGCTCTGCAAAAGGCCGAGGAACCGCTGCCCGGTTCCCGGGTTGGAACACTCCTCTGCAAGGTCGAAATTGCCATAGAAGCGCTTGCAATCCTCGGCTTGCTGGTTCCATATTGCGAGCGTCTGCTCCGCCTGCCGCCGCCTCTGCGCTTCCTCGGCGGCGCGCTTGAACGCGGCGTTTTCGCGCTCCATGCGCTTCATGTGCTTGAGCTGCTCCACGGTAAGCCCCTTCTCGGATGCTTCCGCTTCATAGTAGCTGTCGTCTTCCTCAATCGCCTTTGCGAGCGCTTCCGCGTCAGACGCATCCACGCCGTACCTGCTTGCGATCATGTCGAGGACGGGGGAAAGCGTTTTCAAACGCTCCGCCTGCTCCTCAAGCGCCTTGGTCTGCTTGAAGCGGGCGTTGATGATCTGCTGCGTGCGCTCTGCAAAAACGTCTTTGTACTCGCCCTTGATGAGCTCGTCAAAGGCGGCCCGCTTATCGAGCGCCGTGTCAGAGGTTACGGACGTTTCGCTGTCCGCCGCCGGAGAGCCCACCGCCGCATCGGGCGCGGCGCCGTCCGCCTGTTTGCCGTACCGGACGGCCGCGAGCGGGTTTCCGCCCTGCTTGCCGTACCGGACGGCCGCGAGCGGGTTTCCGCCCTGCTTGCCGCCCATTTCCGGGGTAGATGCACCACCCTCTGCGCCGGCAGAAGCGCCCGCGCCGCTCCCAGCGCCGCAGCCATCGCCGCCAAAGAGCGCGAGATTGAGAAAAAAGCGCATGTCCATTCGTTTTTCAAGTTTCATTGATCCCTCCATCGTCTTTCCGAAGTGTCATACTTGGTCTTTCCCAGCGTCAGGGCACATTCCGCCACCCATATTCAGCCTAATACATCGGATTTTTTGTTTCGCCCCCTTTTGGGGGTAAGGACTACGTTTTGCGGATATTTCTGTGAAAGCAGCTCGTATCCGGCCTGATAAGCGTCCATGATGATGTCAAGCCGCTTGCTTCGCGGCCCCGCGCATATCGTCATTTCTCCGTCGCCGGTGCTGACGGACGAGGTATGAAGCTCGTCCTGCATGCGCAAGACGTTTTCCGCGAGCGCGTAGGCGAGGATGGAGCAGGACGCGCACACGATGTCGTCCCCGTCGCTATACCCCGCATGGCCACGCATGCGCACTTCATAGCCCGCCGCCGTCCTCGTGAAGGTCACGCTTGTCATGGCGCGTCACCTCGGCGTAGCGCTGCGTGCGGCCCGCTGCCGCGCCGCGCCCGCCGTGCTTCCTGCGGATTCGGCATATGCGCGCCCAAGCGGATCGGCCTGCGCCTCCGCGCCGCCCGCCTGCGGCGCACCGACTTGCATCCCAAGCTCCTGCGACATCCCCTGCATGATCGTAGTTCCGTTCTGCGCGTCGATGATCGCGGCCATCTTCACCATCTGCTGCTGCATCATCTGCACTTGCTGGAACAACGTGCCGTTCTGCGCAATGCGTTCGCGGGTTTCCTCAATGCCCTCAAAGTCCATCATCTCAAGCGCGGCAAGCGCCTGATCCGCGAGGTCGGGCCGGAAGAAGCCCATGCCGTAAAGCGCCTTGGCGCGCTCGTTCTGCGCGACCGTAGAGAACGGCGAGGATTTTTGCGACGTTACCTTGATGTCGAAGATCGGCACGCGATAGCCCGTGTCGATCCCGAAATCCGCCCCCTGCGGCTTGGCCGCGATGCGCTGCCCGTTGAACTCCGCAAATTTCAGCTCGCCGCGCTTGCCCACGATGCGGAACCAACGGCTTTCGTGGTAGAACTGCCGCATGAGGTCGATGACGAGATAGTCCACCTCGCTCGACGCGCGGTAGCTGTTCTTGATCATGTCGCGGGAGAGCTTGGAACCGGCCTCCTGCAGCGCGGCGATGGCCGAAGCGGCGGTCACGCCGGAGGTCGTGCCGCCCTGCGAGAAGTCGCGGTTGCCTGATGTTTCCTTGAGCTCTTCGATCTTCATCAGGCGGACGTTGAGGTACGCGTCTGAAATCGCAGGAATTTCGATGGGGATCATGCTTTCGCGCGGGTCCGCCGTGCCGGAATAATGCACGAAGTCCTTTGTAAGGTCCGCATACTCCTTTTCGTTGACCGCGCCGTCGTCCCGCACGAAAAACCGCTGGCGCGCGCCCATAACAGCGTGCTTCAAAATCACCTGATCCAGCTTGTCAATATAAAGCTGGGGGCTTTTGCAAACGTCGATATAGCCGAAACCCGTGGGCGTGCCCGCCTCGGGGAAAAGCGTATCGAACACGAACGGATATTTTCCATGGTCGTAGAAGCCGCGCTGCGCATATGCGGGGTCATTTTCGGATGCGTAGAGCACAACGCCGTTGCAGAACTTGCAGTAGTGGACGAGGTTGCGCCCGTTGACGCGCACTTTGTAGTACCAGTCCACGACCACGGACTTCTTCGCCGTGTCCACAGTATCGTCGTACACGTACTTGGCAACGTCGATCGTTGGGGAAGAAAGCCGGTGCTCCAAGAAGGGATACTGCGCCGTCAGGATGTCGTTGTCTACGAGATCAACGCTAAAAAAGTTCCGGGACTTCTGGATGTCCGTAACGCCAGGCTCCCAAAAGAGGTTGAGCAGGTCCAGACAGCGGATGTCAATGTCGCCTAAGCCATTATTCTTCGTGCTGTCCCAAAACACGCCCATAACGCCCGTGCCGGCTTTGAGCTTGTACCACCACATGCCGCTGTAGGTCTGCTCAAAGCTGTTCTGCTCGAGCACCACGGGCAGGATCTCGGAAAGCAGCTCCGCGTCCGCCTGGTCGCCCTGCTCGCGCGGCAGGACGGCGGGGGCCGGGTAATTGTCCATCGCGTCCGCGTGTTTATTCGCAATACAGTTCAGCAGCCACGCGGAGGCGGGTTCCGGGTCGCCCGGATTCGCGCCCTTCAACCGGATTTGATCCCAGTGCCGCATCTTATACCACTGTTCGTTTTCGATGATCCGCGCCTCGAGGTTGGCTTTCCCGGCCTTGTAGTCTTTAAGCGTCTGCTCGGCATGCCGGATTTCCTCCTCCCCGATGCGGCCCACGCGCCCGGTTTCGTCCGCAGCCGGCGCCTCTTCAAGAATGGGAACGCCGCCCGGGTTCTCAACGCCTGCCGCCGCGCCGTCCGGTTCCGGCTTTGCACGCCGGAAAATGTCCATGATCGCCATGCTTCTTCCTCCTCAAATTTTGTAGTACGTGTACTTGTCCTCCGCCTCCCGCCGCCGGTCTTTCCAAAGGTCGAGCGGGTCATACGCAACCGGCTTTTGCAAGACGTTCTTCCGCGGCGCGATGGGGTTTTCCATCAGCACATACCGGCACTCGTCGTAGATGTGGTCCTCCTGCGTGGTGTCGATGTCCTCAACGTGCCGTTCGTCGTATACAAGCGTCGGGATCGTGCGGATGAAATGCTTGCAGGTGTCGAACACCTGCAGCATCGGAAAGCCTTCCTCGTCAAAGGCAAACCGGTAATGGTACTGCATCTTCCCGGCAAGGCGCGTGTTGTCCCCCTTGCGCCAGTAAACGAAATTCGGACTTTTCGCCATCATCGCCGCGATGCTCTCCCCGCGGGATTCATCGAATATCGACGGGTCGGCTACGCCCGTGATCTTGCGCCCGGCCAGGTTCGGGTTTTCGGCCTCGATGCGCTTGATCTCCGCCGCGATTTCGGCGGGGTTAAGCTGTATGCCAGTGTTCGGCGTGCCGGTGCAGCCGTAATACTCCGCGATCCGGTACATGCGCCGGTCCTCATCCACCGCATACCACGCCACGGAAAAGGGCTTGCTGTATCCAAAGTCGAAGCCCCGGTACACCGGCCAGTGCTTGGGGATGCGGAACGGGGCGATCACATGCGTAAAGCGCCGGTCCTCATAATGCGCCGGGTCGTTGCGCCACTCGCGGAAAACCTGCCCGTCGAAGCTGTCCCAAGAGCCGTATAAAAGGGCGTTGCGCTCCGCCTCCGGCATCATAGCCAGATTTGCAAGGTAGGACGGATCATTGCGCAAAAGCTCCGCGTTGTCGAAAACCGACGCGGGGACAAAGATGCGCCTGCGCGTGATCTTCTGCACGGCTCCATCCGGCGTGACAATCTCGTACTCGCCTTTGATGGGCGTGAGCGGCGGCGCGGCGGCGATGAAGCGGTCCTTCACCCAGCCGTGCCCGCGCCCGCCGGGGTTCGTCGTCGCGCGGATGTATACCCGCGTCCCCGGCCCGCCGGGGCGATTGCGGCTCATCATGTAGCTGTACTCCTGCCAGGTGAAATGCGTCAGCTCGTCGAACGCCACGAAATCATACCGCTTTCCCTGGTAGTTGGTGCGGTCCTGCTCCCGCTGCATGGAACCGAAATATATCTTCGCGCCGGAGGGGAAGAGCCAGAAATGCTCCGTGTGGTTGTACCGCGCACGGGGGAACGCAGGCTGGTAGAGCTGTTTGCTGCGGTCGATCAGCTCAGAAAGCTGCGGATAGGTCTTGCGGAAGATGATCGCGCGATAGTGCGGGATATGCACCTGCCGGAGCGCTTCCGCAAGCAATGCATCGGATTTCCCGCCGCCCGCCGCGCCGCCGTAGAGCGCCTCATACTCGGGCCGCTCCTGAAAAAGCCGCTGCTTTGGCTGTGGTGTCCATATCGTCCTAGCCATCCTCGCCTGCCTCCGCCAAAACCGGCGCGATCTCGACAACGCCGGTCTCGCCCTCGCCCTCCATAGCGCCTATTGCCTTTTCTTGCTCCAGACGCAGGCGTTCCGCCGCGTTTTGCATCGCCTGCTGTTCAAGGATCGTCGGCAAATCGTAAATGTTGCGCAGAACGTAGGTGAGGTCCTTCATCGCGCCGGTGAGGTCTTTTATGGCTTTGGTGTCTACTTTGCTGAAAATGCGCTCGTCTGTATTCCAACTGTCCCCCTCGCGGGTTTGGATGATATGGCGGTTGAACTGCTCCGCGTCTTGGAAAACCCCCGCGATCACGGCGCTCATGCTGTCCGCCGCGCCTTGCAGCTTCATGAGCTTATCCGCGTTTGTAGAGGAGGTCTTAGAGGCCACCTTTCGTACCGTGCGGGTTACTATCTCGTCCCTGTGTTTCTCACGCAGGCTCACCCATCCCTCGCGCTGGGCCCGCTGCGCGAGCGTGCGGAAGGATACCCCCCACTCTTTTGCGAGCTCGCGGTATCCTATGTCCCCGGCTATATATTCAGCTTTTATCGCGCACCAGTCAGGGTTTTGTGCCATGGCGTATCCCTCCGCTATCAGGGTATACCGCCGGCGGCGTGATTTTCGCCCCCTTTTGGGGTGGACGTGGGATGGAACATAAAAACAGAATTCTTATCTCAACTACATAAATACAGCAAAATATAAAATACTATCATAACAGTATATAATATAATTATATAATAGCTGGAAAAGATGAGCCGCCCGATGAAAGGTAACGAAAAAGCCCTCCTCGGAGGGCCTTTCTTTTATTATGGCGTTTTCACAGTCCCACACGCGCTCCATCCATCCTCGCGCCGCATGCAGGCAATGCTCGTCGTCCTCCCGCATGCGGCTCACAGCTCGCTGCAACAGCCGATTTTGCGACACGGGAGCGAAAGGTATTGCTTGATCGCCTCAATCGCTTCATCCGCGCCGTAGCAGATGCAGGCTTTGTTGCCGTAAATCGTGAGCTCGGCTTGCCATGCCCTTTGCGCATCCGTGGGCGCGCCCGCGCGTTGTATGCCCTTTATGGCCCGGCGCTTTAGCTCGATGTACAGCGCATGATACGCCCCGCGCGGCACGGGCAGGCAGATATCCGGCACGCCCGGCTTCACACCTTCGTCCCGCAGCCTCGCCGCGACGGCCTTGTCCCGCTTGCCGCCGTTCGGGATGGCGTGGAGCATCCGCAGCTCCGGATATACGGCCTCTTGCAGCCGTGCCCAACGGAAGATCACGGCCTGTTCATCATGCTCCGTCACTTTGCATCCCTCCTGTACTTTCGCAGCAGAAGCGCCGCATGCGGGCATTCCGGATAGTCAAACGTCCCGCAGAAGCGCGAGCGGAAAGCCCTTTGCGATTCCGGCTCGTCAAAGCGGTGTGTCAGCTCGCCGGAAATGATGCCTTCGCAGCGGATCGTCTTTAGTCCCTCCGACCGGTAAAACGGGCATACCGGCGGCAGGCCATTGGTTTGCTTCATGAACGCACCTCACATCGTACCGGTGAACCGGAGCCGGTAGTTCCTGCCGGGCTTGCGTGCGATGTTGAGCATATACCCGCGCGCATATTCTGCGATTCTCCCGCCAACGGCTTCGTCAAGTTCTATGATCTCTCCAAGCAGCCGCTCCGAGGATATGACCGTGTGCAATTTCTTGCCGTTGTAGCGGTGGTTGATGATCTCATAGGCGAGGCGCAAGTCCGCATCGCTGGGGCGGGCCGCCGCACCGTCCCGGAAGATCGGCTTCAAAAAGTCGTCGATATACAGCACGGGCACGGTCTTGAGCCGGTGCATTATCGGCTCGTATTGCTCCTGGTCCGTGATGCTGGCCTTGAGCTTCACGGCCTCATCCTGCCACAGCATGTAATGTGCCGCCTTGCCGCGCCGCAAAAGCTCCCCGACGATTGCGGTACAGATATGCGTCTTGCCGCACCCGCTTTGCCCGCCGATGAAGAAGAACCCGCCGTCCGTATCCGCAAATGCCATCGCTTGGCTCTTTACGTGCTCCTGCCAAGGCTCTGTGGCTTTATAGGCTGCGAAGGTGTACTTGTCGAGCACATTGCCAAGCCCGGATCGACGCATGCGGCTCACGCTGGCCCTGTGCGCCATACAGGCGCATTTTTGTGTCGCCCTGCCGATCACCGTTTCTCCGGCAAACTCGTGTTCCGACACTACGGCGATGTAGCCTCGGTTCTTGCAGGCCGGGCAGTCGATGCCATCTATCCCGTTCAGGCTCCCGGCAGATGCGTTCATCCGGTCGCATGCCTGTTGCTCGCGCGCCCGGCGCTCGTCAAGCGTCAGCTCCCCGTATGGCTTACAGGAGATCTCCGACGATCGGCGCATCGTGGACAGGGTTTCCCCCACTCGCTCCATGCTCACCGCGTTCCTCCTTCCTCCGCTGCTCCCATGTGCGGACAGCGGCTTTCCAGTCCCTCATGGGCTGTGCGCCCACCTTCCAGCCCTTTGAGGCGTAGAAGTCAACGAATCGCTGCGGGTCGACGTCATTCCGTCGCTCCCGGCAGTACGCTTCAACCTCCGAAACGGCCGGCGGGGAGAAGCGCGCTCGCGTGCTGGACGCTTTCGCGTCCTCTCTATTCCCACCGATAGGTGGGATAGATTTTGTTTCTGTTTCTGTTTCGGTTTTGGTTTCGGTATAGCCATTTTTGCCATTGGAAGCTATGGCATTTGTGGCTTTGCCATTTTTGCCATCCGATTGCCATCTCGCGCTCGCGCCCCGTTTCCCAGCCTCGCTCCTCTTATCCGTCAGTTCCTCATAGCTCGCCTGAAATCTATCCTCTTGCAGCTTTACTCTTGGCCAGAGCAACTGCTCACGTCCGCCAAGCGGGGCACCCCTGCCGTCGCGGCTGTATTCCAGCAACACGCGGACCAGGCGGCCAAACTCAGCATCGTTGAGCAGGGACAATTCCTCGATGTAATCATGCGGGATAGCAGCATAGTTTCTCGCCATGATGCACCACCGTTAAAACGGGAGATTTTCGTCGTCAATCTCCTGAAAATCACTAGCGTCCGGGACATGGGCGGGGGCGAATGCCCCCATACCCTTCGGGGTGAGGAATTCGACACTCGCCGCGACGACCTCAGTCACATACCGCTTCGTGCCATCCTTCGCGTCATAGCTGCGGTTTTGCAGCTCGCCGGTCACGGCGACCTTGTTCCCCTTCACGAGATACTTCCCACAAATTTCCGCGAGCTGCTTCCATGTGACGACGGTAAAATAGTCCGCGATCTGCTTGCTGTCCTGCCCTTTGTACATGCGGTTCACCGCGAGGGGAAAAGTCGTGACGGCTATGCCGCTCCCGGTGGTGCGCACGTCGGGGTCCCTGGCGAGGTTGCCGATCAGAATCACACGGTTCATGCTTCCGTCCCCTCCTGCGCTACTTCAACGATTTCTCCGGTATCAACGTCGATGACCTCGCCCTCAACCTCGATCACGCGCGGCGTGATGTCGAAATCATCCCCCGATCCTTCCGCCACGTTCACGGTTCCATCCGCGGCTACGGCGCGGGCAAAGTCGCTCTTGAGCGGGGCGTACTTGAGCACGCGCTTGAGCACCGTCTTTTTCGCCATTTCGGAGAAATTCGTTTTCCACGGGGAAAAGCCGCTGTTGTAGCTCTTGGAGTATTGGGCGGCATGATTGCGGACATCCTCCACCGTCATAACGTCGAATCCATAGCCGCCGCTCTTAGTGCGGAACATCGCGTAAAAGTGCGTCGGCTTCCCGCGCTCGCCCTTTGCCGGCACGTGCTTAAGCTGCGGAGCGAGGCCGAATTCGTACTCGAACTTGTCGTTCTCGCAAACCTCGTGCGCCTGAATGATCTCCACGTCCCCGGAACGGTACGCAAGGTCGATAAGGCCCTTATACCCAAGCTGAAACTGACATTCAAGCACGCCCTTGTTCTTATACGGCAGCAGATATGCCTGCCCAAGCGGCGTGTTCGGCTCCAAGCCGAGCTGTGCGGCTGTCATCATCGCGCCGAGGAAGGATTGCGGCGTCGTTTTCTGCAAATCCGGGTTGGAGGACAGCGCGGAAAGCGTGATCCGCGTGAACCGTTCCGGCGTCATGACAGAGGGAAGCGCCTTTGCGATCTCTCCCTGCATAGAGCGGATGAAATCCTTCATGGTTTTCCTTTTCGCGTCTTTCACCGCAACGTCCGCGGCCTTTTGCTGAATCATACCTTTGGTTTCCATGTTCTTTAAGCTCCCTTCTTCTTGCTGATCCGCAGGACGCGGAATTTTGTCGTGTTGTAATACGGAGATAGATCGAGGCCCGTGTGATCTGCGCTGAACCGTTCAACGTCGAATGTCTTGCGCTCCTGCGGCCTCCAACTCGCACAGTACGCGCCGCACATGCCAAGCTCGCTCTCTCCGAGGCAGGCTTTCACCTCGTTCTCGCATGCGGTCTTTTCGTCCTTCAACCGCTTGATGGCTTCGCCGATCGATTTAATGCGTTCAAGCGTACCCTCGTGGCCATACATGTCGACCGCACCGCCCGGCAGGCTGTCCGCATAGATGGTTTCAATCGCTTCCGCGGTTGCGTCGCTGCCGTCAACAGCGGGGGGCGTGTCATCCGTGACGTGCTGCCAGAAGTCCCGCTCCGCATTCATGAGGGCCGCGATCTCGTCCTCGTCGCGTTTGATCTCGAACCAGAAAAAGCCCTTGCCCAGAACCAGCACCGCAAGGTACCACTTCGGCTTGCCGGTAATTGCCATATAGTGCTGACATTGAACGTAGTAATTTGCCGGATATTCCCCATCCTTAAAATTCGCCTTGTTCATCATGGTTGTGGTCTTGCACTCAAGGCCCGCGTCCTCCCCGACGATCTCGCGGTCAATGTTCGCATGGGCGAACGGGTATGTGCCGTTGTAGATGATCGCGTTGCAGCGGCGAACCCGTTTCCCCGTCGCCTCGGCAAAGCGCTTTGCAACGTATTCCTCCAGGTCGCGCCCCTGGCGCATCGCCTCGTTATCCTCTGCTTCAGGCATCCTTCCGGTCTTTTCAGCCCATACCGAAAAAGCGCTGCTCCAAGGATTCAAGCCGACGATCGCGGCTGCGTCGGAACCGCCGACGCTGTTTTTGCGAACGGCAAGCCAATCCTCACGGCTCATGTCGGCCGTGGAAACCTTTTTGAGTTCCATAATGCTCATTGGATACCCTCCTTGATGTACTTACTGATGATGAACGACAGCCCGGCCTGCACGGTGTCAAAGCCATCTGCCGCCAAACGCTGTTGCAACAGGCCGTAAGCGTGTTTTGAGATCCTTGCCTGCACCCGGCAGGGGAAGCGTCTGTGCTCCTCCGTGGGACGTTTTTCAGGCTTTTCAGGGAATGCTTCCAGAATTGCCAGTTCTAGGTCGTCCACCCACCGAACCCCGTAGTTCTCCGGATTCTTCACATGGGAATGGATGCTCTTGTCGTACTTGGGATACATTTCGCGTATAATCGCAATCAGGTGAGCGGGCTTCAAGCCGCGCTCCTCCTCAAATTTCCTCACATCCAGCATTATCGTCCCTCCATGGTCTGTGCCCTTGATGGTACTTCTCCGCGATATACTGCTGCTCAAACTCCGGCAGGGTGCGAAGCCTTGCAAGCGCCTTCTCCCGGCTTTCTCGAATTTCAAGCGCCGTCCGGTAAAAGGAACACTTTTTTGCGCGCCCAGGCGTGCATTTGCCAATCCCGGCTAGCAACGCACATCCGGCGTATTTTCCGCCCGGCTCAGGGAAGAATGCACAGCTCTGCGGCTCCTTTTTCATTGACTTCGCCCGTCCTCATCTGATAAAATAGGTTCACAGGTATTGTTCGTGTGCTCGCTTGGGATGGCCGTCCCGGCGGGCACTTTTCCGTTTGTCCTCATTTCCACTCCTCCTTCAAGTCCTCAATGTACAGCGGCCTTTTCCGCCGCCGCGCCTCTGCCCTACGCCGCTCGCGCGCCTCGACCATCTCCACCGCCGCAAGGGCGGCCATTGCCCCCAGCACCGCCCCCGGCAGGGTGAAGCTGAAAAATAATCCAAAGTAGTTCATATGTCCTCCATGTCCAGGTAGTTCCTGCCGAACAGCAGTATGAATTCCTTTCGTGTGTGATCGATCTCGAAATGTTCCTGCGCCATGCGCTGGTACTCGCGGCGCTTCGCCTTGTTGTGGTGCACCCCGTTTGGCGGCTCGTTGTGGCACCGGTGGCATAACGGCAGGATGTAGCCGCATTCCTCGCTATGCTTCCTGTTGCTTCCCCCGAAGATGTGGTGTACCTCTACCCAATCGCAGCTCCCGCACTCGTAACACTCGAACAGGTTGTCCACAAATGCGCTCTCAAGTTTCTTTGCCATAGGGTCCTTCCCCTTCCGTTCACCCGGCTATTGCTTGTCCATCAAGGCCGGGGGTCTCCTCGTCCTCCTCCGGCTTTTTCTTGTCCAGCACGATAAAGCGCTGCTTCACCGGCCGTGTGCGGTTGTAGATGTCGCACAAAATGTCGAGTATCCACTGCGCGCGCTCCGCGGTGATCTCGTTCCCGTTTGCCGGGTTCTCCATTTCTTTCCCCTCCTTTTTCATCTATTGCCTCCCATGTTTTGCTTATATAGCTTACTCATGCTCGGCTTGTCTCTTTACCTCTCGGCCCATCTTTTGGGTTAGGCCTTCCCGGGCCGCTTGTCCTTTCAACTTGCTTGGTTCTTCGCCCGTTCCCACAATACTTGCAGGATAAGGGCGCTCGGACGGTCCACGGTGTTATTGACTGTCACCCCCGCATTGTGATAAAATCAGCCCATTGAAAGGGGGCGCCGCACCATGAACAACGAAGAAAAAATCCTCGGGATCCTCATGCAGATGCAATCGGACATCGCCGATCTGCGCGAAGACATCGCCGATCTGCGCGAAGACATCGGTGATCTGAAAGCTGGACAGGCAAAGATGCAGGAAGACATCGCCGACATCAAGACCAACGTGCAGTTCATTTGGGATGATCTGGGTCACGCCGAAGACCGCCTTGACGCGCATGACGCAGCGTTCAAAAAGATAATGTAACGCCTCTACCTCTACGGTTTTTCCTATCCGTACGCCTGCCGCTTCTGCCGGTAGGCGTATCGTCGTCTGCTCGCGGTTCATGCCATCCTCCTTTCAACTCGCTTCGTCAGATGCGTCTGGTTCGCAGAGAAGTTCGTCCACCGTTACGCCGAAGTAGTCTGCAACGCGTTTAAGTTTGTCAGCAGAAGGGGAAATGGTGTCCCACCGCCAAATCGTTTTTTTACCAAGCCCCGCTCTGGCTTCAACTTCTGCCATGGATACCCCTGCATTTTTGGCTAGACGGCGTATATTGTCCAACAGCAATACTTTCACCTCCATATCTTGTAGTTGACTAATCACCGCATATTTGCTACAATACAGTTACCACACCGCCGCAGGAAATATGCGGTAATTGCCTCTTTACGCTCTCATGTTACCGCATAAATGCGGTACTGTCAAGGGTTATTTTGCATTTCTGCGGTACTTTTTTTAAAGGAGCTGCTTTTATGCAACTTGCCGACAAAGTAAACGAACTCTGCAAAAATGCGGGAACCTCAATGAATGCACTTGAAAAGGCCATTGGGCTAGGGAAAGGCACTATTTGCCGATGGAATGACGTTATGCCGTCCGTAGATAAAGTTGAGAAGGTAGCTGACTACTTCGGTGTATCTATTGATTACTTGCTCGAACGATCCCCCGTTGATGAAGTGGGAGAAATGCTTGAATTTTTACACAAGAATCCTGAAATGAAAGTCTTGCTATCTTCGTCCTCTAAATTGCGGAAATCTGATTTAGATGCAGTTGTGACCATTGTAAGAAGGATGAACCGGGAGGATGATTATGAGTGAGCATGGAAATGCGTGACCGAGTGAGAGTGTTAGCGAAAACAAAAGGAGTGAGTTTACCTAAACTGGAAGCTGAACTCGGCTTTGGTAGCGGTACGATTGTCAAATGGGAAAAGGCATCGCCCTCTGCTGATAAACTCCAGAAAGTTGCTGATTACTTCGATGTGTCTGTTGACTTCCTGCTTGGCCGTGAACCATCCGACGAAACGCAGGAGATGTTGGAATATCTCCACAAGAATCCCGAGATGAGGGTTCTACTTTCATCTTCAGCCAAACTGGAAAAGGAGGATCTGGAGGCTGTGGTCGCAATCGTTCGGCGCATGAATAAGGAGCGTGATCTGGAATGAGCGAATATGTCCCATGGCTGGATGTATGGATCACGCAGGAAACGCTCCCGATGCGGGTAAAGGCTTTTTGCAAGCAGCTTCCGACCGGAGATTGCATCATCCTGAACAAGGATCTCGCGGATGATAAAAAGCTGGAGGCCGTTGTTCACGAGATGCGCCATCTCGTCCGAGGGGACCTAGATGACGACGCTCCCGTCGCTGAGATCGAGCGGAGGACGGGGTTTCGGACGCGGTAGAAATATTGGGGAGGTTCTTATGCGCCACAAGCCGATTGCCGTGCCGTTTGGGGGTGTTGTTTTACTGTGGTAAATATATTTCCATTTTTGGAACATTAATAAACTATTGGAGGTATCATATGTCTATTTTGTCATTAGTTTCGCTCATAGTAAGTGTTGTGGGGCAAGTAATGTATTATTTGCTGTTTTCCAATTCTAGTCTTTCTGTGGTTTTTATAATAATTAGTGTTGTGTCAATTATTCTCCCTACGATTTCCAAGAAAATCCGAATTGCGCAGGGCAAGAAGGGAAGGGTTCTCGAAATAATCGCAATTATTGTTGGCGGATTCAACTTTTATTGTGTATTTTTTGCGCTAACCTCTCTCCCTGTTATTATCGCATACCTTGGTTGGGTAATAGGCGGTGTAGCATATAAAGTGGTTAAATAA